GCACCAGTTTCGGCACGAAGGTCGTGGGAAACTTCTGGGTGAATACCACACCAGTAAAGTGAACCCTTACGTCCTGAAGCCTTGTTAGTGCGCAACTTTGCAACTGCAACACGGATGTCAGCAGCAGATAGTGTGTCATCTGAAGTGATACCTGAAGTTGTTGTTGCGGTTGTGGTTCCACCAGTTGCGTAAAGTACGTTAGTACCTGCAAGTAGTGCATCCTGTGCTAGTTCGTCAATGGAATCAGCCATGTTGAATGCAAGGATGTTAGCAACTGCTGGGTCAACGTCTGCAAGAGACATCAACTGCAACTTGCGAGTTACTACAGTTGCGTTACCGTACTCGTTTAGAGTTACGGTTACGATGTCTGGAGTAGCAAGTGCAACTGCTGCTGGGTCTACATCTTCTGACAAAGCAGTCTTAGCAACAGCAAGGTCGTTGTAGATTTGTAGCGCAACACTTGAACCAGGCATTGCCTGACGTGCTGGCTTCTTGTCCGCTACGGAGCGGATGAGTGGGGTTGCACGCAGTTCAAATTCAACAAGACGGTCGTACGCCTTCTGAACTAGACCTGCGGCGTTTGATGGAGTGAAAGCACCAACGTTGTTAGCGGAAGCGTAAGCGCCACCACCAAGACCACCGTTAGTTGCTGCACTACCACCTGATAAGCCTGTATTCGGCATAATATATTTCCTTAGGGGTTAGATTGATTTGCGATTATTCAACGCCTTGGCTGTAGAGGAAGTTTAGTAACTCCTCTGCAGAGCCAGCGTTATTCATGATGTTGAATGCATCATTAACATCATCTGGAGAAATAGCCCCAGATGTTACTGCATCTATTTGACGCAAAGCAGCAAAGTTTTCACTTTGTTCTGCTGATTGTTGTACAGGTGCAGCAACACCAAATAGTTCACCATTGTCAGTCAGCCAGTTACTGATACTGTCCGAGGACATTTCAATATCTGCTGGAATGAATTTGGCAACCTTTGGGTTGACACCTTTCTCCGCCAAGACTTGGCTGATTGTTGCTTCTCGTTGGAATCTACGTAGACTTTCCAATTCGGATTGCAACTCTTTGAGTTGTTTGTCTTTAGCACGTTCTGCACGGCGTACCTTTTTCAAAACGTCATCGCTATTGCGACTACGTGAAGAGGTTTCCTCTACATCATCGTCAAAGTCAAAGTCATCTTCGTCTAGCCAGTCTTGATTATTGTTGCTCATCGCAACTATCTCCCTTACATTAGTTGTTGTTCGTACATGTCTCACTCCTACACAGGGGTATGTAGGTTGGTATGTACTACCGCTCTTTTACTCAGTGGGGGCGGTTAATCCACCGAGAGTTTTATACTTGCTTCTTGCGACCTAGCGAACCAGAAACAATTCCTGTTTGACCAGCAAACTGTGCACGAGATTGTGAACGAAGTCGCTTGGCTTCACCAGAAGGTGCTCCAAGAACTGCTTCTTTTTCAGCCTGTTGAACAATGTCACTAGGACCACCAAACATACCTGCAGCCTGTCGTAGACCACCTTGTTCAGCAGCAACCTTTCCAAATGCCGTACGTGCGGCTTCACGACCAGCAACAGAGGTGCCAAATCCCGTAGCAATAAGTTCTTCATCAGTTAAGGTTGTACGGAATCCCTGAGACAAACCAGCACCTGCAACCTGAGCAGCAGCAGCCTTCTTCTCAATCTCGTAAGTTCCATCTTTACCAAGTAGTAGACCCTGTGCAAGGTCAGCCTTGTTAAGAGTTGGGAAACGCTCTGACAAAGCCTGTTTAGTAAACTCGTCAGCAGAATCAATAGCACCAAATGCAGCGTTGATACGTGATGCTGCCTCATCGTAAGAAACTTCGTTTAGGAAAAACTTTTTAATTTCAGTTGCGTTAGCAAGGTTATCCATACCAGCAGACTTTAATAACTGCTTGTATTGATTTTCTTGTTTTAAGTATTCAGCAACAGTCATACCCATTTCTGGGGCTTTCTTCTTTAGTTCTGTTACTGCAGAGAAACGGTCCTTGTAAGACTGTGGTGCTTTGTCATCTGCAAGAATCAAGTCGTAAAGAAGTGGGTCTCCTGATTGAATCTGACCTGAGTTAACAATAGGAGCAGCAATATTCCACAAGTCCTTAGCCCAAGAGTTTTCTGGAAGACTGATATCAATACCAGTAATGCTTCCAAAAACTTTAGCAAAAGTTTGACTATCAGTAGCCATTAAACACCATATCCTATAGAACGAGCAAGACCTAATGCGAATGAGGCTGCTTCTTGGTTAGCCTGAGCGGTGCTTCGGTAAGCAACATTGTTGTTTTTAATGTTTTGAATAGTTTCAGAAGTATTTAATAACTTACCTTCTTTAAAGGCGTAGGACTCAATATCCGAAATATTTACATCTGCTTGATTTAACTCAAGGGTTCTGCTGTAAGCAGCAAGTTGCTCGGCAAGTAAGTCTTTAACTGTAACAGTTTCAGTAATGTCATCGGCTAACATCTTGTACTTTAACTTAGCCTTATCTGCAAGAGTCTTTCGTATGTCATTGTCTGTGTCAGCCCCAGTCGTTAAAGCCTTTGCTAACTGTCCTCTTTCTGCAAGAGAAAGATTAACGTCATACATTTTTGCTAGTTCGCCAACTGCGGTTAGGTTCTGTCCTGCAGCACCACCAAGATTTTCGTCTGCAAAGTTAATTTTATTAAAGACATAGGTCTCTGCAAACTCTTCGGCGTTTACACCATCAGATGTCTGAACGTTATACCAGGTGCCACCGATTTTTTTCTTTTCGTACTTAATTGGGGCTTGCTGCTGTGCTTTAACAAGGTCATCATAGAACTTTGAAAACTCAGTGTCTGTTGCCTTCTTAGATGTGTACTTAAGATTCATTACATCAAATATTGAACGTGCACTTTTTGGTCCAGTGATGTTTAAACTCTTGTTTGCTTCTGCACCACCACCGCTACTACCACTGCTTCCAGCACCAGTAGAAACAGGAGATGCACCACTTGCTTGCATATTTACCTGGAATGCAACCTGGTCTTGCCAAGTTACACCACGAGCATTTGCGGCTTCCATTGCCCTACCCATTGCGGCAAAGTCTCCTGGCATTCTTATGCCAGTTCCTGGGGTATCATTGGAATCATAGAATCCAGCGTTGTATAGTTGAATTTGTATTCTTGCTAACGAAGCACCTTCAGGAATTTTTCCAAGTTCGTTCTAAGCCATCACAGTTGGATTGGTGTAAATTTTTGGAGCACGGAATGTTTCAATGGTTATCTTACCTGGTAGCATTACACCTTGCGTACCTCTACCGTTTTCAACTGGAAGACGTTTTACTCTAGGTGGAAGATTAACCATTTTTTGACCAATGACAAACTTGTCCTCGGTAGCATCAGGCATTGGTGGAGTTGCCATCGTTAATCCTCTTCCTTGAGTTCTTGTGCAAGAACACGAATAAACATATTTTTAAAGTCATCATTGTTTGCGCTTAGTTGCTCTGCCATTATTCGTAAACGATAACGTGCTTCGGCATTATCTTGACCAGATAGTGATGGCTTATCACGGTCTGGGTAGTACAGTCTGGATTGCTCAAGCCACTTGTCACGCTCTGCAAAGTAAATCAACGCAACCTGACCAGCATCAGTGTTAGCAAACTCTGGCTTCTTTAATGCTGATTGAATACGCATAATCTTTTGGTCACGAGCACCAACATTAATTGTTACTTCTGGTTCGTATCCCTGCAAGACATCAGACTTGTAAGCCTTCATTTGGTCATCAATCCAGTTAGCATCAAAGCCGTTGTACACTGCCTCAATAGCCAACTGACCACGCATCGCTGTCATGGATAGACGGTCTGCTTCTTTTAATACTTCTTCTGGAGTTAGACGGTCACCCTTGCCACGGCGTTCCATCGCCTTGCGATACTCTGAAGAGAAGTCTCCACCAGTAAAGAAGTAAGGAATTACGTCTCCGTAAGCACCGAACAATGATGGGTTATTCTTTCCAAAGTTCCAAGCATCATCGTTTGCAAAGACTTGGTTCTTGTTATCACTGAAACCAATAAGAACTGCGTTACGTCCCCATACTGCGGTGTACTCAGCCCATGCGGTTTCAAAGTTTCCATCATGTTGTTCAACAATTTTGTTGAAAGAATCAGCCATTTGCCACTGCATGAACGTATCACCATTTTCGTTCTGTGCGTAGTATTCGTAAAGTGGTGTACCTGGTGATACGTTCTGTAACAATCCTTGCATTAAGTATGCAAAACGTGCACGACTTAGACCATAACCTGCTAGGTCAGCCTGTAGTGCTGCACGGTCTTCAGGGGTTAAAGGCGTTCCATCGTAAAGAACTTTGTACTTAGGGTTAGTTGTTGCTTCCCAAGCCATGATTGGTTTAGCGGTTTTACCGTAAGCCTTTTCATCTTCAACCAATGCAGCAGCAATCTTTTGAATCCATGCTGGTAGGAAGCCAACGTACTTGCCTTCTGATGTACCATATGGTGCAATCATTTGAGCAATTACATCAGGCACCTTGTTTTGAATCTCATTATCTAGAGAACCATATGCCATGTTCCATACGGTACCAAAACCTGGAAGAATACCTAGGTCACTATCCGCAAGTTCAGCACCAGAGAACGCAAGGTTTAAGGACTTAAGTGGAATAGCAACGTCTGCTGTTTCTGGATTACCACGTAAACCAAACAATGTACGCAAGTATCCACTCAAAGGTACCGTAAATACTTTATCTCCATACTGGTTGTTCCAAACAAATCCCTGCATTGGGTCATGTGGTGTACCAGTAAAGTCGTATATTGCAGAAGTTTCTTCGCTTAATAGGTTCTGATATAGCCTAGTTGCAGGAGCAACACGAGTAGCAAGACGGCTAGGATTTGTTCCTAGTTGTGACCATTTACGGATGGTATTAGCCCAGGCGTTAACGAATGGAAGAACTAACTGTGCTGCATAGGTAAGGTTATTCTTTTGAGTTGCGTCATAGAACAAAGATGCAATTCTGTTAGCAGCCTTATCTCGTGCATAGGCATCAATATCTTTAACTGTTAATCTACCAACGCCATCTTTAGATGCTTGAACAATATCGTTAAATGCAGGATTAAGTTCAGTCCAAGGCTGGTAAGTGATAACACCATCTTCGCCTTCTATTGCGACCCTAGTCTTCTTAATGTCTTCGGCATTTTTTAATACGCTTCTGGCTGCTTCTCTTGACATAATAGGAGCCATTTCAGCAACGGCTTCCCAGTATGCAATGCGATACTCTGGACCATATACGGTTCTAACTTCAACACGTGCTGCTTGACGGAAGAAAGCGTCTGCGAATGCGTTGTAACTCTTAAAGTTCTCACGCTTTCTAGTTTCCATACCCTTTGAATGTGGCATGAATAGGCTAGATGCGTTTGTCTTTGCTACATCATCAGCAATTAATTGGTTTTTAATTATGTTTGTAAGTTTACGGTGATTTCTTATGTAGTCATTGTTCATTTCAAAAACTACACGTTCTTGGATGGTAGGTACACCATCTACAAGGACTTCTTTTCTTTCAACAATCTTACCAGTTGATACAAACTCACGTAACTCTGTAATGCCTAGAGTTTCATCTGATATTTCACGAGCGTAAGAGCGTGATGTGTTTCCAAAAAGTAAGGTTCGGATACCATTGTCCATTGAAAACAGTTTTTGCAACTGTGGTTCTGCTTTACCCAGAATATCAATTTGTCTCTTGAATGCACCATCACGAATAGCCTGGATTAATGCTTCTTCGTAGGTCATACGATTTTCTTTTACTGCTTTGGCTAGTCCCTTTGGCAATATATCTACGTTATTAACGGCGATTGCTCTTTTGATTGGGTCAGCATGATGCTGTAGTAGGCGTGATGCTACCGCTTCTGCGTATTCTTGAGCATTTCTTGGGGTGCCATTCTTTGCAATATCTAATTTAATTAAGTTGTACTCACCACTGCGCTGGGCAGCACGTACGTTTTGTGCTTCAAGTGAGTATCCACGTTCTGCCATGGTGTTAACAAATGAATCATGGAACGCTTGGGTATCATCAGCGACAAAGCGCTCTGCACCCATAAATGCTTTTCCGTTTATGTCAACAAGATAAGGGTCTTTGGCTGCAGCCTTCTTCACGATTGCTTTTGCAGACTCTGGATTGGACATAATTAGCGCAGTAAACTTAACTGGATTAGTAAATAGTCCTATGCCACCAGCAAGAAACATACGTATTTGCATTTCTGCAACGTTACGTATCTCGTAAGATACACGACCAACAAGAAGGACGCTACGCAAGAAGCCGTCAGTTACACTACGAGTAAATCTTGTAGCAGCAAATGTAACACGCTCTGCCATTCTTGAATCCTTGGCAATAACATTGTCAACTGAACGTGATGTACGTGCCATGATGCCAGTTAGTTCACGAACTGCATAAACATTTGGTAGTGAAATTTCATTAGCAAGTTGAGTAATTGAAGTTGGCAGGTCAGTTAAATCAAACTTAACACCATCAATAATTATTCGGTTTCCTACTACGTCACCTATTGCCTGTGACGTGTATTCTTTAGCACCAGTTGAAGCAGTGTCATAAGCCGTTGTATAGTCTGTTAGTTTTTCTAAAATTTTTGGACTAATGTTTTGCTGCTTAGCGTACATGTCAACTGTTTTATCAAGCATACCTGTAATTACACGCTGACGATTTGTAAAATCTAGTTCATCTACATTCACAATGTTATCTATAACTTCATCAATATCATCAACATTGTAACGAGCGGCAATCATCCACCTGCGTACTTCTTCAACAAGTTTATTTGTGTCATCAAGTTTAATGCTCATTTGTGTTGGCATTCTAGTTCCAAGGAACTTTAAAGCCTGACCAAACTTTGTTAAATTTTGCACAGAAGACTTTGGCTTCATGATGAAGTTAGGGTTAGAGTTAACTACGTAACGACCAATGGCTGTACGTGGCATTGCTGTATTAACATCTATACCAATACGACCAAGAAGTAAGACCTCAACTTCATCTACAGTTTTTGCTGCAGCAAGTTCTTTTGCAAGGTCTGCATCAAAATTATTCTTAGAAAGCCGCATAATCTGTGAAGGAGATTCAACTTCAGCAATACGCTGAAGAACAATATCTGCGTTCTTTCCAAAAATCCACTCAATGGCTTTTTCTTTATTTACTTTGTAACCATCAGAAGTCTGAAGAAGACCAGCACGTTCTTCCATGATAAAGCGTTGCTTTGCTTCTGGAGTGCCAATCTCTTGAACTTCTTTGTACTTTTGTGCAAGATTGTCTGTTGCCTGTTGTAGTGCAGACTTTTTAAGTTCTAAAGTATCACGAACTTTTTTAAATCTTGTAACGTATATACCATCAAGTGCAGTATTGATTTGGTCATCAACAGACTTAATTTCCTGCTTAAGATACTTAAGTGAATCTGCCTTGGACATTGGAGTTCCAGTGGCAGGGTCAAGCACCACACCAGTAGCGAGAACTTTCTGGTCTTCAACCTTTTGCAATAACGATGTTTTAGTTTCGTTTAACTGTGTTAAGCCAGAACGTGCAATAGCGGCTTGTACAGCCTTAGGTTGCTCTGCAACAGTTCCCTCAGTAATTGCATTGTTAAGAATATTTCTTTGCTCTGCAATTTTTGCATACACTTCATCAAGTTCTGCTGCTGCAGTCTTTTGATTTTCTAGTGCTTCAAAAGCCTCACGACTTGGAAGATTAGCACGGTAAGTTGCAATTTCTTCTGCTACATCTGCTGCTGCTTTTGCGGAACTTCCAGCAGTTGTTGCTCCACGTAAATTTTCAGTTGCTTTTGCTGCGCTACGAAACGCTGCTACTTTTCCACCTACAATAGTTGGGTCAAGTCTGACAGCAAAGAATCCATCAATAATTCCAGAAACAATTTTGTATGCAGTATCTTCTGGGTCAAGAGTTGTTAATGCAGAGATTGTAGCACGACCAGGAGTGTAGAAGTATTCCTGTCCCGTCTTTGCAGAACGTACACGTGCTACACGTGATGTTAACGCTTCCTTGGTTTGATACGCTTCACCACTTGGAATGAATCCAGTTCCAACACCTAAACCTTCAACCGTGTTTTGATACAGTGTCGTGTTTTTGTAAATACGTGTAAAGTCACTTGCATCTTCTCCACCGACTACAACGTTATCTGGGTCGGTAAGTGAATTAATACCTTTTTCATCTAGGTTTGCATAACCGTCAATCTGACGAACAACGTTTACAGCGGCTTCATAGCCTGAAAACAATGGCGTTAAGAAAGTGCGTGATGTACGTTTAATTGCAGCAAACCATGCAGCATCTTCTTTGTCTTGTTCAGTAGCAGTTTCTTCGTCTTTGTTTAAACCCTTTAGGTATTCATTGTAGTCAATGTTATTAACTTGACCATCTTTACTTTCCCATGGCTTACTAGACATAGACTCATTAAGAATTGTCTGAAGACGTGCTGCTGCACCTGTTGCATCGCCAGATGTTCCACTCTTGGCAAGACTTAATGCGATGTCTGGGTTCTGCGGAAAACTATCTGCATACCGTGACAGAATAACTGGAAGGTCTGTCTGTGAGTAAATATTTTTGTACTGGTTGATTAACTCTTCTTGAGAGTATTCTTTTGTTGCAAATGGATTTACGCCACTTGGCTTCCAGTCCTCATAAGTGAATAAAGTACCCTTTGGCTCAAAAAGACTTTTTTTCTTTTTAGCCACTAGCGACCTTCGTTCTCTAAGGCGTTAAGAAGTACACGAAGAGATTCGTTTGGATACAAAGCATAGGCTGCACGGATTTGTGCTGCGGTATCATCTACCTGAACTGGCATTGCGGTTGGGTAATTACTACCTGCACCAAATGGCATACCTGCAGTGATTGGTTCATCTGGTCGTTGAGTTGGGTCAAACAAACCAGTCATAGGCTGTGGTGCTGCAGGAGCAGCAGCAGAAACCTGTGGAGTTGGCATAGAAGGAGTTGGGTTTCCTTGCATAGGTGCTGAACTTTGCATTTCTGCTAAAGCCTTACGTTCACCATAGACTCCGTTTGCTGCTATGTCCTTCATGCCTTGCGTTGGTCCGCCATCAGTACGGCGAGAAAGTTTACCTGGACCCGATACTGGAGCAGGATTGGCTGGCTTGCGATATCCACCTCTTGCCATGATTATCCTCTTTCAACTATCTGGATTTTTCCACCAGTATTAATATCAAATTTTTTAGCAATGTTCATTGCTTCTGTAATGGTTGCACCTTGTGCAAGGGCACCAAGTGCGTACGCTGCGCCAGTTCCTATGCCGTACAAACCAGTATTGGTTTCTAGTACCGCATAATTGCCAGCGACATGAAATACTCTCCCGTTGAAACCAACTAGGAAAACAAAGTCTTCATCTTCTTTTAAAGTAATGCCAGCATCTTCGTGCTGCTTACGCATCTCTGGAATAAACTTTGACACCATAAAGGTGTAGTGTTCTGTTCCGTCATAGTATGGTGGCTCCCAGCCGTACAAAATAACATCACAGCATCGTGAGTTACCTGCACCAGCCATAACATAGTCACCAACTTCAACAACCTTTTTCATGCTGTTGTGCATGTATGGTCGTTCAGTATCAGTTACTTGTGCATCTGCTGCAAACGTAAAGTTCTTACCCTTTTTGATGGCAATGATTGTTGTCATTATCCACCTAGTCTGGCTAAGATTTCCTGAATGTTTGCTGGAGGGGTTGCTCCAGGCTGGGCTTCTACAGGAGCACCACCCATAGTTGCGGATGCCTGTGCTTCAACTGGAGCCTCCACACCTGGAGCGGACTGTGGTGGGATTCCTACGCCTGGTGTACCTGGGATTCCTGGAATCTCTGGTGCTGGTGGTTGTTCAGGTGTAGGTTCTGGTTCTGGGGCTTTGAAAGCCTCCATTACAGAATCTTCTACACTCTTACCACCACGGCGGTTTTCAATCGTCTGAGCAATCTTCATAACAATGTCTGAAGGGTCTTGACCCTGAGCAGCCATCTGTGGGATTGCTTGCGATGTTGCGCTTAGTGCTCCCATTAATGCACTACGCATTTTTTCAATGTCAATGCGTTCAATCTCCTTGGATACATTTACGTTCCAAGGTAGTTCCTGCATGACGAACTCTTGTGAGATTAGGTCTGCCTGTAAAGCCTGTAGGCTAAAGATAAGGGCACGAGATGGGTCAAGACCTGACATCAGACCGTAGCGTACGTTTACACTGTAGTCTTTCTTGATGTCTTTTTCTGGGCTGTACTTCAAGATGTACGGAGCACCGTTGTAAGTCATCTGCGTTGACTTCTCGCCAGGGAATAACTTCTCGTCCATCTCCATGGCTAGTGCCATAACATCCTGCAATGTTTCTGCAAGGATTTGCTGACCAGCCTTGATTTGAGAATCAAAGCCACCAAGAAGTGCCTGAACACCAGAACCCGTAATTACGGATGCGTTGACGCTACCTGAGCGACCTTCTGGGTAACGAGCACCCATACGCATTTCCTGCTCAAGAACTTGCTGCTCTTGGAAGGCACCCATAGGGATTTCTAGACCAACACGGCGAACACCCTGTGGGTTGGCAGTACGCATGACTGCATCAGGACCAAATGCAAACTCTTGCATATCCTGTGGAACAACCATAGGTGCGTTAACTGATTTCTCAGCAGCATCCATGGCTAGAAGGCTAAAGCGAGCACGAGCAATCTGTGCCCAGATGACATCATCAAACTGACCACGTGGGTCTTCGGTGTCAATACCTGGACGCTTGGCAATACGTATACTTAATTTACCTAGTGGGTTCTTTGCCTTGCGTAGAGGAAGGTTTCCTCGCTGTGGAAGAAACAGGATTACCTGGTCTTTGTCCTCGTAACGAATCAAATCAAGTAGAGTACCGAGGTCAATATTTCTGCGGTCTTCTCCACCAAGGATTTGGCGTTCGTACTCTGGGAACTCAACGATAAGTTCACCAATGGACTTTAGGTAACGCTTGCTATATGAAACACATCGTCCGTAGCGGTCATATTCTGGGTAAGCACCCAATGGGTTTTCTACACGAATGCGTGGCATACGAGCCTCAAAGTCAGGCTCTACAACAAACGGCAGGAAGGCATAGGTATTATACCAATCTGCGCCTGTATACATCTGGGTTTGTAACCCAGAAAATTCAACGTAGTTGTTGACAATCATGGAACGCAGGTCAGCGTTCTTCTTTGCCCTGTCAGATGTTACGTCAGGTGTCTGACAATTAAACGATGGCAATGGTGCCAATACTTCAGCCAAGTCACGAGCAACAACGTCAACGAAGTTGGCAATCATTGGCTTGGTCATGCCCTCTGGGAACATGTCTGGGTATACCGATACCATGTCACCACGGCGTACAGCAGTGATATCAGCCATACGCTGGTCACGTACTGAGTATCGCTGGCGTAGGTAAAGTACCTTGTCAGCGACCTGTTCCATTGAGAGTGCCATGAATATCCTTAAAGATAAGTTGTAAATTGTTCCATTGCTAAATCGTCAAGATTAACAACTGCTTGCTGCGCCATCTGGCGCTGAGTAACAAAGCGACTTGTTGCGTGGTAGATTTGATTCCCAGAGTGCTGAATCATTTCCTTGGCTTTAATCTCGCAGAACCACAGAGCCATCACAACGTCTGTAGGGTTACGAGTTCCAGGCTTCCAAGTAATCAACTGATTAATTAGAGCCTTGATACCCTCGTGGTACTGAGGGTCTGGTAGTTCAATAAGATTATCTCGGCTGTGCTTAGAACCGTTCATGGTACCAAACAAGCCTTGCATAGCAGCCACACCGAAGTCAGTGTCCCACTTGTTCTTACCAGTGAAGTGACTAGAGAACCTAACACCCTTATTAGCCAGATACTGACGGAACTCTTCGTCCACCTCGTACATCTTCTGGTGGGCGTTGATTTCAATACGCAGTTCTACTGGGCGGTAGGTGTTAATCCAGTCTTCAATGATGGCACGAATCTTGCCAGGTGTAGGGTCTGACATGTTGTAGGCATCTAGGACTAGACGCTTACCAGACTGACGGTCAATCGCATAAACAACTAACGCAGTCTTTCCTGCCATAGCAGGGTCCATACCAATTAAGGTTACCCATTGTCCGTCTCGTGGATGTCCAGGCGCAGA